CCCGAAGATATTTTCCACCAATTTTAACATAGGAGGATACTATGCAAGAACAAGAAGCAAAGACAGTTGACATAGATACGTCTGGTCCAGGAGCCGAGGTTGAATTACCGGAGGAACAAACACCTGAATCTAACATAGAGGTATCAAATGACACAGCTGATAAAGACAGTGTTGAGTCCAATGACTCAACTGAGAAATCTGATGAGCAGTCTACTGTTCAAGCAGACACAACCACGGACCAAGGAACAGAAAAGAAAACAGAAGAAACAGAAGATGAGAAGAAAAAAGAGTTAGAAGATTATTCTGAAGGAGTTAAGAGAAGAATAGCAAAGCTGACTAGAAAAATGCGTGAGGCTGAAAGAAGAGAAGAAGCTGCTTTAGCATACGCAAAAAAAGTTCAAGCTGAGCAAGAATCTCTTAAATCTAGATTTACCAAATTAGATACAGGTTATGTATCTGAAATGGAAAATAGAATAAAATCTTCTATGGAAGCTGCTGCCGCTAAATTGGCAAAAGCAAGAGAAGATGGAGATTTAAAATCAGAAATCGCTGCTCAAACTGAAATCTCAAGATTAGGTTATGAAGAAGCAAAACTTTCTGAAATTAAATCTAAGCAGACTGAGTCGAAAGCACAAGAAACTGAGGTAAAACAACCTCAATATCAACCTGTTCAAACTCAGGGACAACCGATCAATCCAGATCCTAAAGCTCAACAATGGGCAAATAAGAACACCTGGTTTGGTCAGGACGAGGCCATGACTTATACCGCATTTAGCCTGCATAAAAAGCTGGTTGAAGAGGAAGGTTATGACCCTCAATCGGACGAGTATTATTCTGAAATTGATAAAAGAATAAAGCTTGAATTCCCGCATAAATTTGGTAGTGTAGATACAAATACGACTAAGAAACCTACTCAAGTTGTAGCTTCGGCTAACAGAAGTAGTAAACCTGGTCGCAAATCTGTACGACTCACACCGTCACAGGTAGCAATTGCTAATAAATTAGGTGTGCCACTTGAAGAATATGCGAAACAATTAAATTTAATCACGAAGGAGTAAAAGCATATGAGTAATGAAAACGAAAACAGAGCTTCTCGTGCGAGTCAGACTAGAGAAAAAGAAGCTCGAAAAAAAGTCTGGACTCCACCGTCATCTTTAGATGCACCCCCGGCCCCTAATGGGTTTCGACATAGATGGGTGAGAATAGAATCTATGGGTTTCCAAGATACAAAAAACGTATCTGGAAGATTAAGATCAGGTTACGAAATGGTTCGTGCTGATGAATACCCAGATTCAGATTACCCAGTCATTGGAGAAGGTAAATACGCGGGAGTGATCGGAGTTGGTGGCCTTGTGCTGACAAGGGTACCGGAAGAGATTGCGCAGTCTAGAGCTCAATACTATGCAGAGCAAGGTAGAGAGCAAGATCAAGCAGTTGAAAACGATCTCATGAAGGAACAGCACCCAAGTATGCCGATCAATGTTGATCGACAGACACGTGTAACTTTTGGTGGTACTAAGAAATAGTTTATTAACAATTTCTAAACCAACAAAATAAATTAAAATAATAGGAGTAAAACTATGGCAAACAAAGACGCTGCTTTTGGTTTAAAACCAATAGGCAAAGTGGGTCAGAACGCTGATAACGGCGGGTTAAGTGAATACTCTATTGCTAACAACGATAGCTCAGCTATCTACTTCCAGGACTTAGTTAAAGTAACTGCTGCTGGAACTGTAGATGTGGCAGCTGCCGGTGCTGCAAATTTAGCAGGTTCACTAAACGGTGTTTTCTACACTGATCCATCAACTCAAAAGCCAACATGGGCAAATCACTATGCCGGTAGCATTGCTGCTGCTGACACAGTTGCTTTTGTGGCTGACGATCCTTATCAAAGGTTCGAAATCCAATGTGACTCTACAGCAAACCAAGCTGATGTTTTCACAAACGCAAACATCACTTACTTAGCTGGAAGTTCTGCAAACTATGTTTCTAAATCAGAGCTTGCAAAAGGTACTTTGGATACAACTAACAATCTACAGTTAAGAGTAATGGGAATTAGTAAGGACCCAGAAAACAGTGACACTGCAAGTGCCAATGTTAATCTAGTCGTTACTATTAACACTCACTACTTAAAAACTACAACAGGCGTACTATAAGGAGTAAATTATGGCGATAAGTAGATCACAACTAGTTAAAGAACTAGAGCCAGGTTTAAATGCTTTATTTGGCCTGGAGTACAAACAATACGAAAACCAACACGAGCAAATCTATACGAAGGAAACTTCGGACAGAGCTTTTGAAGAAGAAGTGATGTTATCAGGTTTCGCTCAAGCACAGGTTAAACCTGAGGGTTCTGGTGTGACTTTTGACAATGCTCAAGAGACTTTCACAGCTAGATACACTCACGAGACTGTAGCTTTAGCGTTCTCAATCACTGAAGAAGCGATTGAAGATAACTTGTATGACAGATTGTCTTCAAGATATACAAAAGCGTTAGCTCGTTCAATGGCACAAACAAAACAAGTTAAAGCTGTTAATCCTTTAATTCAAGGATTACCAACTACTGATGCTTTTGATTCAGGTGACGGTGTTTCTTTATTTAACATAGCTCACCCAACAATTGCTGGTAGTTACAAAAACACTTTAACTACTCAAGCTGACTTAAACGAAACTTCTCTTGAGCAGTCTTTAATCGACATTGCTGCGATGACTGATGAGAGAGGTCTTAAGATCGCTGCTAAAGGAATGAAAATGATCATTCCAAGTGAATTACAATTCACAGCAGAGAGATTAATGAAGTCTGCACAAAGAGTTGGAACTGCTGATAATGATATCAATGCAATTGGTTCTATGGGAATGATTCCACAAGGTTATGTGGTTAACAACTTCCTAACAGACACTGATGCGTTCTACATCATTACAGACGTGCCAAATGGTATGAAGTATTTCGAAAGATCACCTATTTCTACTAAGATGGAAGGTGACTTCGATACTGGTAACATGAGATACAAAGCTAGAGAAAGATACTCATTTGGTGTATCTGACCCTAGAGGTATCTTCGGTGTTGAAGGTGCTTAATACTTTCGAGTGTTAATTCTTTTGAAGGGGCCCTTGATGGGCCCCTTCTTTTTTGATAGAAAGAGAAACTTATGAAATATAAATATTTAATTAAAATCTTTACTAAATACCTTCAAACAAAGTTTGACATTGAAAGCGATAAAGAAATAAATGCTGTCGAAGAGCTACATCCTCATATCATTGACTTTCTAGGAAAATCTGATATAGATTGGGAAAAAAATGATTTGCAATATAATAGTACTGCAAATGATTTTTATATAACCTATGAGGAGGTTTATAATGGCTCAGGACAACATGGTACTGTTCGCCAAGAAACTCAAACTCGAGTCTAGATGGAACGAGTTATTTCTTGAAAATAAAGGACAGATAACACCAGAAATGTCTGTTTTAGGTGATGAGATCAAAACAGTAATTCGATCAATCATTAGAAAACAGGAAGAGCAAGTCCATAGCAATCCTAAAGATGGTGAAATCCATCTTTATGCTGGTTAATTAAGGACTAATACATCGTTGAAATCTATATTTCTTCGTAGGGATTTCTTGCACTTTTTAATAATTTCATATATAAATTAATCACTATACATAAATTATATTCTACATAGACGCGTATAGTCGACGGCCTAGAGACTATGTGGAATTAACTAGGAGGATACTATGGCACAAACTACATTTACAGGACCAGTCGTTGCACTTAACGGTTTTATTGGTGGAGCTAATTCAAACTCTACTGCACCTGACACTGCACAAGGTGGCGGCGTTGCTTGGACTGTTCAAGATACTTCAACACTTACAATTGCGACTGGCACAAGAGCTGGCGAAACTTTAAGCGCTGTAAGTAATTTAGGTGTAATGGTTTTTGTTGCGAACGGTTATACAGGAAATGCAACATATGCATTTTCTAACGGTACAACTTGGAAACAAGTTATTACTGGAACTGACGTTACAACAACATAATAATTATGGAGCTCCTTCGGGAGCTCCTTTAAATTTAAGG